CTCGCAACGCCCTGCATGCTTTCATGAGCCCGATAGTTGACGGTGGATTCTCGCCAGACAGCTCAGAAGCGAACGACATCGAATGCGTTACCAAACGCGTCGACGGTCCGCAGGATGAAGTTGAAATGGTTATCAGCCCGAAACTAATAGCGATGATGGACAAGTTCATTGCTGAATTATTTCGCGGCTGCGAACGCACACTCGTGCCGGTCGACGAGGACGAAGTCTACGAACGTCAAAACCGACCGACCCAACGCCACATTCTGGATGATGCGGCGTGCTCTGATGCACCTAACTCCTGGAACCTTAAATCGTTTCAGAAGGCAGAGGCGTATGGTGGCTACAAAGCCCCCAGGAATATCAGTACCGTTGATGGACACCATAAGATGACCTATTCAACGTTCATGTACACAGCTGCGGCCTACATGAAAAAGTTCAACTGTTATTCTTTCGGCAAGACCCCTGTCGAAATCGCAGCTGCGCTAGCGCGCATTGGTTTGACAGCTAAGTGGTGGCTGACTAACGACTTCTCAAAGATGGATGGACACATCAAATTGTTTGCTCGACTCTTGGAGCAGGCTTTTATTATGAGAGGTTTCCGCGCAGACTACGTCGACCAAGCCGTAGCTGCGTGGAGAGACGGATTCGGAAAGACTGGCTTCACTAAGTTTGGAGTCAAGTACGCCCAGCAAGCGTCCCGTGCGTCGGGATCTCCTGAAACGTCTGTTTTTAACACCCTTTTGAATATGTTCATTGTGTGGTACGCTTTTGTTCTATCTGGCCAAACCCCAGAAGAAGCGTTTATCTCCCTTGAGACAAAATCCCAAGTCGCCGGCGACGACTCAGCAGTCGCCGACCTGGAACCGGCATTTATCCTTGAAGCCTCCACGGCCTGTGGACAGGTTTCGACCCCAGGAAAGATTGTCCGACCACCCCCGAACACGTCTGGCTCAGCCAGCATCACGTTTCTAGCCCGAGTCTACCACGACACCTGGAACGGATGCGCTGACAGCACCTGTGATTTGCAGAGACAGTTGAAGAAACTGCACCTAAGCCAACAATTTTCTGATTTGCTACCCTCGCAACTTTTCATTGCGAAGATGCGAGGGTTTGCGATGACGGACCGAAACACGGTTATTTTCAAGGAAATCATTGATGCGATGCTTCGCATCTCGTCTTCTATGGCCGCCAAGCCGATTGAATTTGAGGATCTTGTCGCCGGAGCT